ATACAGTCGGAAATGTTGCTGCATTAGTTGCTAGAGGGTACCAGGTATCCTTGATCAACAAGTCGGTCCATTGACGGAACGAAAAGTTGATGCGCATTTCATTGTAGGGAAGAGCCGCAGTCGGCAACGCAACACCGGAATCACGTGCAAAGAAGAACGGGAGCGGAAGGTTGAGTACTTGAGAGGGCAAGACTTGTGCAGTGGCAGTAGTAGTTTGGCCATTGAGACCGTACAGAAGAAGCGGGTTGGCGGCAACGGGGTTGGTGAGTTGGCTGACGTTACCAATCATGACGTTGTAGCCGTTACGCTTGCCGGCAGGTACGGTGAACGAGGACCAGAAATCCAAATGAAAGTTATCAAAACGAGCAGCTACCAAATCATTGAACGTGATACTGCATTCCTGGATCAGATTGTGCATCAAGTTACGAGACCAACGCAACACGGAGCAAGAAGCAGTATTCAAGTTGGCATTAGTGCTATTCACACTAGCGGCAGTAACTTGAGGCAAAACGACACGAAGCCACGTTTGGAGGAGGTAATCACCAGCGCGAGAGATGGAGACCGACCATTGTTGGCCAAAGCCTGATTGGCCGGAAGATTTGCTCAATACAACTGGAACTTGCGTAAACCACGTTGATTTGCGAACTTCGCGAACGAAGTAGGCGATGGATTCGGAACCGCCGTATGTGTACTTTTCTTGTTCATCATACGTAGCGAGATCGATAAAACCGGATGTTAAGTTGGAGGTAGCGATAGACATTTTTATTATAGAGGAGAATTTTTTTTTAAATTTATATTAATTTTATTTTATGTTGGCTTAAGAAAATAAGAATGCCAATGTTGGAAAAACGACTTTTTTAAACGTATACAGAAATACGTATTATTAGAAACAGTGAATACTCGATTTGAAATTTAGTTTCATGTACTTCATTTTTGAGAGTTTTGTAGATCTTTGTTAGGTTTTTCATTTTACCAAATCTGCACAAAATTTCGTTAAAAAGATAAGTAATGTAAAGATAATGGAAATAGACATATTAAATATTGATAAAAATATACGTGATAAGTGGAAAATAAATGAGGAAAAAATGAACGATATTCAAAAAAGTTTGAACGATATCATGGAGATAGTCAGCGATGTAAATTTGTCTTCTCATATAGTGAAGGATTTAAAGGATAAGATAAAGAATTTGGAAAATGAAAAAGACAAATGCGAGAATTATCAGACAAATTTGAATTTTTACATTATGGATGTGACTTCGATATTGGAGACTTACAAACAATTGATTACAAAGCCAAAGAAGATTTCATTTATGAAAAAGGATGCGGATAATAATGATGTTCGACTTATTGTAAAGAAGTATCTTGATATATTGGATATGTATGAGATTGACTACGGAAATTTGGACGAGATTGTATCGACCAATAACAAATGTTCTGTAAAAAAGAAGGAGTGCAAGATGTGCAAATCTACGACTTTTGTGTACAATGAGTATAATAATGTTGAGATTTGCGAGGTTTGTGGATCGCAGGAAGATAAGTCTTACAAGTCATCTTGCTATAAGGATATTTCGCGTGTAAATATATCAAATAAGTATACGTATGAGAGAAGAGTTCATTTTAAGGATTGCATTAATCAGTATCAAGGAAAACAGAATTCTACGATTGATGATAAGGTTTATCAGGATATAGAGAAACAGTTGGAATTGCATGGTATTATTCCGTTGAACAAAGAGGATCCAAAGAGATTTGAGAATGTGACAAAGGAGCATATTTTGTTGTTTTTGAAAGAGACGTCACATTCGAAACATTATGAGGATATTGTGTTGATATACAATAAATTGACTGGTAAAAAGGTTGACGACATTTCTCATATTGAGGATCAGTTGATGGAAGATTTCGATAAGATATCGAATGTGTACGATCAAAAGTTTAAGTTTACTGGAAAGATAGATCGAAAGAGTTTTATCAATACGCAATACGTTTTGTTTCAGTTGTTACGTAAACACAAGTATCCGTGTAAGAGGACTGATTTTAATATGTTGAAAACCTTGGATCGAAAAAGTTTTCATGATGAAATTGTGAAGGAAATTTTTGAACACCTGAATTTCAATTTTACGCCGATTTTTTAATTGAGCTTAAAGAGTATGATATAGTAAAAATAGATGTCGATTTTTCAAGATAAAAAAACAATTGTGCACATTTCATGTGAAATTATTGTATTGGGAACAATGGTGTATTTTTTCAATAATAAAACGAACCAGCTTTTGATTCAGAATAGACAAAACGAAAAGAGTATTGATGATTTACGCGCGGAGATTTCGGAATTAAAAAAGAAAATTGGGAGTGTTGAACCGAACTTGAACGAAATGCGATATTTGATAGAATCATTGGAGAATGTAAAACGAGAGTCTAGGAATTTAATTTTGCAGATAAGACAGATGCAAGCACAGCAATTTTCTATTCCTCCTATTCAGCCTATTCCTCAACCTCAACAACCTTCTCTACAAAAAACAAGACAAAAACGACCTTCCCAGCCTGCTTCCCCTCCTGCTTCCCCACCGGCTTCCCCTCCTGCTTCCCCACCGACTTCCCCACCGACTTCACTGGAATCTTCTCCAGAGCCTTCCCAGTTATATGTTCAGCCTGGAAAGAGGGTGCAGATAGATGAAAATGTGCTCGTAATTGACTTTGAGTCTAGTTTTGGGCCTAAAAAGTCTACTGCTAAATTAGAAGTGATGGATGAAGAGGAGGATTTGGATAAAGAATTGGAATCTGAGCTTAAAGAGCTGGAAGACTAATAAAATGAAAAAGTTGAATTTTCAAAAATGGTATGAAGAATATAAGGATGATTTAAAAAATCTTTATATTAAATTAAATCATGTTTTAAAAAGTAGAGACATTGAATATAAAGAGCGTAGTTTTGGTTTATTTTGCAAACTAATTTTTTCAAAAAGTTCAAAGTATGGATAAAAGACGAATTAAAACTGATATTCAGGAATCGGATGAGTTTGATTTCAAAGAGGAAAATTTGGAGATTAGCGAATCGTATTTACAGGAAGCGTTTGAAGATCTTGTGTACGATTCGATTGTAGAAAGTTTAGAAATTTTTAGGACGTATACGTATGACAAAGGGCTTCCAATAGGTGAAAAATTGACATTTAATGATTTGGCTGATTTTTTCTTTGTTTAAATTTTTTTGAAAAATTTAAAATTACTTTTTGACAGTGGATTTGCTGGTAGATAGCAAACATTCCATGATTCTATCGTGCAATAATGTATCATCTAAATCGACACCTGACTCTTCGGAAGAGGAACTTGATTCAGAAGAGGCACTTGATTCAGAGGAGGCTTCTTTGGATTCGGAAGAGGCACTTGATTCGGGAGATTCTTTGGATTCAGAAGAGGCACTTGATTCAGGAGAGGTTTCTTTGGATTCGGGAGATTCTTTGGATTCAGAAGAGGCACTTGATTCGGAGCTGACCATATTTTTCATTAATTCGGCTTTCAAATCCTCAATCTCTTTTTTGTTTCCAACATATGCTCCTTTTTTATCGGCATAACGAACAACTTCTTCGTCATAGTTAAGGGTTTTGGGTACACATTTTTTATTTCGTAAATCGCATTCTTCCGTTTCTTTGCATGGAGTTTTACTGTCACACTTGTCTCCTTTTGCCAAAGCTGCTAAATAGGCGAGTTTATTCTTTTTTTGTTCATATTCGCTCTTGTGATTCAAATCGATCAAGTAAGGCGAATCGTCGACGATTTCAACACCTTGTGGGAATTTCTCGGTCATTTTTAAATCGGCTAGTTTTCTAGTGGCTGTGCCTTTGACACGCTTACCATTTTCATCGTTTTCGTAAAAGTAAATGAAGGTATTTCCAGGGCCATCCATATCAAATTTAAAACACAGATTTTGTTTTTTGGATTTAGATTTGTCGTGATTCAAATCGATCAAGTAAGGAAATTCGTCGACGATTTCGATTCCTTTTGGAAATTTCTCGGTCATTTTCAAATCGGCGATTTGTCTGGTGGCTGTACCTTTGACACGCTTACCATTTTCATCGTTTTTGTAAAAGTAAATGAATGTATTTCCAGGAGCATCCATATCAAATTTAAAACACAGGTGTTCAATGTGTTTTCTAACATGCTTTGATTTAGGACCGTGGTCAGAGTCACATAGAGAGCATAGAGGTCCGCATTTGTCACATATGATTGTTGCTTTTTTTGTACAGTCTTCGACTTCTGTATCATCAGCATTTCTACATTTTAAAGGTTGTTGCATTTATTTATAACTTTTTTTTTATAAATAATATTTAATTTAAATCAATTTCTGGACCACGCATTCTTCTTTTTGGCGTATTTTGTTCTTCATTGGTATTGAAAATGCTACTTCCAATTTTTTTCATGACCATTTTAGTTACGATGAAGATTGCAGCATTGATTAAAATGGTGAACAACAAACGAATTTCAACGGGCCATTTACTGCCTTCTGGTACATAATTCTTTTCACCCAACTCGATTAAAAGGTGTTCGTACTTGTTCATGTTTACAATTTGTTGCTTTGTAAAATCTTGCATGTCAAATTTCAGCCAATACCCGAGAACGAATTCTGTAATGTAAAATCCGGTGATGAGATAACTTTTGTACGTATCAATATTATTATCCACATTTACTTGCCTGATGGTAGTTTCATAGGTTCTTTGCATTGTGGCATAATCACTGTGAATGGTGAATTCAGGTATATTTGCTGTTTTGTAGGATTTTCGCAAGAGGTCGAATTTGAACAAAAGCTCTCGTTTTACATCTTCATCTTCAAACGTATTTTTCGAGATGTCTTCTATTGTCTTTTTAGGTAAAAAATTTCCACCTGCTATCTCCGAGAGACGTGGTGCTGTATAAACTTTATCTTCGTCGTCTTGAACTTTATCGTCTTTTAACAATTCACGGAGCCGAGATGATAAACCGTCGTCTTCTTTTTCCTTTTCAACTTCACGTTCTTTCTCGCGTTCTCTGTCTCGTTCACGTTCTCTTTCCCTATCTCGCTCTCGGTCAACATCTTTTTCAGTATCTGTATCATGCTCTCGTTCTCTTTCACGTTCCCGATCGCGTTCTCGATCACGTTCCCGTTCCCGATCCCGATCGCGATCGTCTCTTTCTTTTCGATCTGGGTCAGAAAGTTCTTTGATAGGACTTTGATTTCTGGATTCGTTTTCGCTCTGTTCTTTTTTAGGGCGGTCTTGAGGGATGTATTCTTGATTTACTAGATTTTGTTTGATTTTACTTTTATTTTCTATTAATTCGAGGTACATATTAGGCATTCTAGGAAATTTTTTTTGTCGAAAAACTGGCCTATCGGTAAAAAGTTTGGTAACATTTATTGTAGGTTTCCTTAACATTTTACTTTATTGAAAAAGCTTTAAATGGATTAATTAGTTTGTTTCAATGTTTTATATAAAGTGCATAAAGGTTTAAATTAATTTATTAAATTTGTTCACTAAAATATTTTTTTGTAAAGTTATACCCAGTTGAAAAAAGTTCCAATTTTTTCGAATTATTGATTTGGAATTCGTAGATTTTACTGGGTTCCATTTCAATATTGATAGTCTTGTACTTGCACTTTAAAAGTTGCATTCTGGATAGTTCATTTGCTGGGATTGTGATAATAGTGTAAAATTTATCAATTATTTTTTTGTACTCGTTGTTATTTTTTTGTTCGATATTAAAGACAATCGGATTTATTTTTTTATCCAAACCGAGTAATGGTTCAAAAGGGCAATTGTCAACAAAACCTCCGTCAATGTAATAGTCTTCATTGTAAATGGAATCGGTGAAAATAAAAGGTAGACTAGATGACAATTGTATCGCATCAATACAGAACATATCTGGATGTGTCAGATAAGAAATGTACTCTTTTTTCTTTTGAGTCACATTGTAGGTAGTTGTAAATAGTATTTTTTGGAATTTTTCATGGAGATCATTTAATGTGGGTAAATAACCAATTTTGTCAATTGTCATTTTTTCAAAATGGTTTTTAAATACCGAGAAATCGTAGAGACCTTCGCCATTCAAAATGGATTCGATTCCTTTGTGTTCATTCTCAAACACTTTATTTGTGATGATATATACGATCATTTCAATTGGGGTGTAACCTATGGCTAAAAAATAACAGATGATTGAACCTATACTCGTACCCGAGAAATATTTGATATCGAGCATTTTTTGATCCATCATGTATTGTATACCTCCAAGTATTCCAAAACCAAGTTTGCCTCCACCACATATGACTATAGAGTTATACATAATTAATAATTTATTATTTCTTTAAAATTGAATTATTATTAGTGAAATCAAAAAGTTGATCAAAAAGTGAAATGGAACTTCTTTATGAGATTGATTCTTTTTACAAAAACGAATGTGATAATCCACAACCTTTTTTCATAGATAGAGATGATCTTGAAATTTATCGGGATGAAGATATTGTTGATTTTGCAAAAGATCTTTTTAATAAAATTTGGGGTGACATAAAGTACAAGACGAAACTAAAAGAACAGAATATTTTAATTGTTTGTTATGTTTTGTGCATTAAATTTTATACGGATTGTTTCATTTGTTCTAGGCCATACACTGCACTAGTGGGTTTATTCGAAATCGAATCGAGTCCGGCACATTTAGCTAGTCTTGAAAAACGAATTTTGACGAAAATTAATTACATCTTTAATTAATTAAATTCTTAATTAATTCTAATTCTTTTCAATGATTCGTTTGAGTAAAATGATGCATACAATAATCAATAAAACGATGCACACAATGTACATTGAATTATCGCAATTGTAAAATTTTGAACATATAGGGCATTCTTTGATATGATTTGAGATTGCAATGCAAGATATTTCCTCGTCGTAATACTTTAAATGTTGCATAAACGGTTGTCTCTGCATTTGCATTGGTTGCATCTGCATTGGCTGCATCTGCATCGGTTGTTCTAGTTGCTGAAAATCTGGTTGAAAGGGTTGAATGCTTGTATTCATACCACTACTAACTGAATAGATGTTGTCTCTTTCATTATTTGCTCTGATGTGTCTGTTTTTTATTTGGTATGAAAATTCATCCCTTTCATTATTTACTTTTGAAATTTCAGATCCCATG